CAACGCCGTTACCGTGCAGAAGATTGGCGTATTTCTGGCAATCCACGATATTTCGTGAGAATCTGGATATGCTCTTTACAAGGATATAGTCCACCTTGCCGTTCAGCGCATCCTTGATAAGTCTCTGAAATCCCGGGCGGTTCGAGGCCTTGACACCGCTTTTCTCGTCGCTGTATACTCCGGCAAAGTCCCAGTCGTCATGCGCCTGTATGAGCCTTGTGTAATAGGAAAGCTGCGCCTCGTAGCTTTCTTCCTGCTCGTCCAGAGTTGTAGACACACGGCAGTAGGCCGCTACTCGCTTCTTATGCTGATCTCTGATTCTGGGGATTCTTGTTATCTTCATTTCTTTGACCTTCCTTTCCCTTTACTCGGTTTTTGGTCAGCTTTTTTCTTTTGTTGCTTATAATATCGGGTTGCTATTCTTCCCGGAAGATCCGAATCATAAAATACGTCTGAAGGAACCGTTGTCACAAGTCCGCATTTCCAGAAGACTTTCATGGATCTGTCATCCGGATCAGGTGTTCCTTTTACTTCCAAAGCAATCAATTCCTTGGTGGTTCTGATGTGTTTTCCGAACTCAATATGGTCAACAAGATCATCCACCCACCAATAATCGACCTTTTTCATTCTGGGATATTCTCTTTTGTATCTCAGCATGATTTCTGCCTCAGAGCCGAATTTTGGGCTGTCAAGTTTCTTCTCCACAATGCCGGCGTCCAATGTGTGATAAGCATTGAGCAGCGCTTGATCCACAAAGCTTGCACGGATAATAAACTGTCGGCAGGCATGCTCACCGATCTCGCAGCTCCATCCGCTTCCGGGTCTTTGTATCTTGATACTCCTCTTAAACAGTCTGGAACCGCAGATCGGACACACGAGCTTGTCTCCGAGCGGATACTGATTGTTATACTTACCGGGCATATCCGGATGAGGTGTTCTTCTTAATGCAAAGATCTGCTTACACCGATCGAATTGTTTCCTGCTGATGATAGCTTGATGATGATTTTCAATATAGTAACTGGGCACTTCGGTGGTATCATTCTTTATTTGCTTATGTGTAATATGGCTTTCACAGATGGTCTTTTGCAGGAGAATATCTCCACAGTATCTTTCGTTCTGAAGCATCAACCGCACTGTACACATGGACCACGTTTCGCAGTTTTCCGGTGTTGGAACATGATTGCTCTGTAAATGCTTCATGATCTTGTCGATGGACTCACCGTGTTCATACAGCGTGAATATTTTCTTCACAACCCTGGCCTGTTCCGGCACGATCTGGTATTCTCCGTTTTCATTCTTCTCATATCCGTACAGTTTGCTCCAGCGGGATCTTCCTTCCTCATAGCGTTTTCTGATACTCCATGTCGTATTCAGCGAAATAGAGCGGCTTTCCTCCTGTGCAAATGCAGCAAGGACAGTCAAGAGCATTTCTGAGAATGCAGTTCTGGTATCGATATGATTGCTTTCAAAGATAAGATGTACTCCGATCTCATTGAGGTGTCTGACAAACGTCAGGCATTCAAGGGTATTTCTGGCAAAGCGGGAAATACTCTTGGTTACGATCAGATCGATTTTTCCGGCTTCACAATCCCTGATTATTTTGCGGAATTGTTTTCGTTTTGAAACACTGGTACCTGTCATCCCTTCATCTGCATAGATACCCGCCAGCGTCCATCCGGGTCTGCTTTCAATCATATCCGTGTAGGATCTGACCTGATTCTCGAAGCTGGTTCTCTGCTCTTCATTGTCTGTAGACACACGGCAGTATGCAGCAACTCTCAATGTTCGTGCAGTATCCGATTCATCGGGCATCTGCGGCTTAAGAATGATCTTTTCAATATTCATATTTTGCTCCTTTCTGAATAGGATCAACTGAGTATTATCCCTCTGCGTTATCCTATTATCGCGTAAAACAGCTGATATATCAAGTCATTCTGCGATCATAAATCGGAGAATAATGCCGATACTATCGGAGTATAACTGGTCAATATACAGTAAAAGAGTGGCTCTCTGTGATCAGAAAGCCGCATAGTATTATTTATTTTTCCGCACTTCTTCAACAAGCTCCGGAAACTGTGACGGGTACCTCAGAAGGTAAGCGTTCCATAATTCTGCCTTGTGTCTTGGATCCTGTGAGTCCCGCAGCACACCGGAAGATAATGTTGTCACACTGCCGCATTTCCAGTGAATGCTAATCGTTCTGTCATCAATACCGCCTTTTTTCAGTCCAGAAGCCGTGTGGCTGTGCAAGCCAAAATCGATCCTATCAATCAGATCATCCAGCCACCAGTAATCCAGTTTGCTGAATGCCGGGTATTTTTCTTTTACTTGCAGAAGCAGTTCTGCATTCTCTGCTCTGTCGGTATTTTTGCTATTTACGATACGCTTCACTTCTTCTAAATCAAGCGTTTCATAGGCTTTAAGAATTGCTTTTTCTACTTCCTGAGACTGTATTACGAATTCTCTGCATGCTCCTTCTCCTTCACAACAGAAATGAGCATAGCAGTTCTGGATCAACAGTTTTCTTTGGCGGAGAACATGACCGCAGTAAGGGCAGCGGAAGAATTCTGCATATGGATACTGCAAAGGCGCTGTTCTTTTTTTGAGTTCAAGAATTACATTACACCGTTCAAACTGTTTTCTCGAAATAATGGGTTCATGATGATTTTTGATATATACGCTAGGCAATGCTCCGTTATTCAGTCGTGAACGATGGGTGATATAATCCTTTACATAGTATTTCTGAGCTATAATATCACCGGCATATTTCTCATTGGCTATCATGTAGTGGATCCTTGAATGGTCCCAAACCTTATCTTTTCCGTCAGGTCTCGTATATCCTTTCTCATACAGTATTCTTGTTATCTCAGGAACAGATGTCCCGTGTTCATATAAATCAAAAATCAGTCTGACGGCTTCCGCCTCTCTGGGAACGATTTCTATATTATCATTTGCTTCATTCTTTCGGTAACCGTAGCACCTTATCAAAAGCGGTTCACCGTTCTGAAGCCGTTTCCGTTTTCCCCATCTTACATTCTCCGAATGTGAATGGCTTTCTTCCTGAGCGAACGCTGCAAATACCGAAAGCAGTATTTCAGATGAGATCATATCTGTATCGATTCCTTCTTTTTCAAGTATTAATCGGACACCAAGATCTCTGAGCTTTTTGATACAATTCAGCGCATCAAGCGTATTACGTGCAAATCGGGACAGTGATTTACAGATCACGCAATCTATAAGTCCTTTTTCACAGTCTTCAAGCATTCTGAGGAATTCCTTACGTCTCGCCATCATTGTCGCAGAAGTTCCTCTGTCGGCGTAGATTCCTGCAAACTCCCAGCCGGGCTCCAAAGAAATCTTTTCTGTATATACTGCAACCTGTGTTTCGTAACTAGTAAGCTGCTCTTCAGACTTTGAGGAAACACGACAATAAGCACATACACGCAGCTTCGGCTTTGTGGTCCCGGAAATATCCTGATTGAGTATTCGCTTTATCTTTGTGCTTCCCACAGTTTTACCTCCTTTTCAGCGATCTTTTGACCTTTTTCCATCAGATATTTTTCTTCAGCAGAGAATACTGATCTTCCGCCTCCGATTGTCCCGTGTTTTATCAATTCCTGGACAATATCAAATAACTCGTGGCTTACGATGGCGGGATGATGCCCTTCAATAAGGATCTGATCTACAAAACCTTTATTCTTGACTCTCTTTTCCTTTCCGTTACTGTCAATGATTGTACATTCTTTATTGGAGAGGAAATCACCCACATAGTTCTCACTTCGCAGAAGCAAAGCAACCGTGGGCTTTGTCCATACTTTTTCGCTTCTTTCCTCTCTTTCCATGCGATTCATTTCATCTCTGATCTCAGCGTATGTGTGGCAAGTAGCTGCCATGTAGAATGCCATTCTGACAACTTCGGCTTGATTCGGAACGATTACCCAGCCATGATTTTTACCGTCAGATGTGTAGCCATATCTTGGAGGAGACCATGTTTCTCCTCGTTCAAGGTGTTTCATTCTACTCCATGCCTGATTCTGTGATAAAGAAATGCTCTCTTCCTGCGCGATCGTTGCAAGTATACCGAGTATCAATTCGCCGGTCATGGTATCTGTATCAAGATTTTCCTTCTCAAATAACACACGAACCCCAAGCTCCTTGAGATGTCTGACAGTCTCAACACAGTCTGCCATGTTTCTTGCAAATCGAGATATGCTTTTCGTCAGGATAAGATCGATCTTGCCGTCTTCACAATCCTTTATCATTCGATTCAGCTCTGTGCGGTTGTACATCTTTCTACCGCTCTTTCCGTGATCGCCGTACACTCCGACAAACTCCATTTCAGGATCGGAGCTTATCAGTCTTTCGTAATACTCGCACTGGACTTCAAAAGAACCATCCTGAGTATCACTTGCAGTGCTGACACGGCAGTATGCACACGTTCGTATTTTCTTTTTTTCCATGAATACCTCCTTATCTGACCGCCGTCTTCTGCGGTCATCCTATATTGCCATAAAACAGCGTACATAGCAAGTCATTCTCGCTTTTTTTTGAGATCACAGGCGGAATTATTCTACGGTATTTCTTATGTAAACAGAGGGGGAGTTCCCTCTGTTTTAACG